ACGGTCTTCAAAGCAACTCGGCGGATCTCGGTGAAGTGGCTCGAAAGGAACTTGGCGGTCGAAAGACTCTCTTCAGACACCTTGAAGTCGTGCCCAAGCTCTCGGCACTTGGCGATGAACTTCGTCTGGTCACAGACCTGTTCGTTGCGAATTGCGATCAAACCATCGTCCCCTGCCACGATGATCCGTGCCACGTCCACGGTTCCCTCGAAAGCGTGGGCCAAAATCGCGGCGTTCGCCCAATAGTTCAGCAGCGTGGTGTAGGTGACCCCGCTTCGCATCGTGGGCGGAATGGGCACGGTTGTTCCGTCCATTCCCCGAGACTTCGCGTTGATGTGCTTGGACACTGACCAAGCAAAACATTTCCGAACCGCCCAGTGCCTGGTCACGTATTGGATGAAAGCGAGGAAAAACCCGCGGCTCATGTGGCCGTCGAACTTGCTCGCGTCGGTCTCCACGAGCTTGTACCGACCTCGACCAAAGACCCGGTCGTTCGCACTCATCCAGGCACCGATCTCGAGTGCGTTGAGGCCCGACCCAATCGTGAACGCGAACCGCGTTTTCCACTGCGGACTCTGCAACGGCTCTGCACCAGGTGCCCAGCTCGCTTTGGTATCTCTATACGCTGACGCCACCTCGCAGCCACTGCACCAATTATTGCATTCGCCTGCAAAATTGATGACGCGCGGGGCGTCCGGCTTCGCGAAAGAGTCAAAGTTGTTTTCCCCTTGGAAGCGCGAGCTGACCTGGTGTATCTTGGAAATGGAGCGTTTGAGCAAGAATTCGTTCTTTTGAAAATAAGTGAACCGCGAGTTCCACCGACTCACTCTATCCTTGCGCGCTGAGAACCCGTGGATTCGATCCCACTCCATCACGCGTTGCATCTTGGGTTTTTGTTTGGGATTCAACTGTGCCACGTATTCCTCCGGCGTAAGGATAGGCAACTTTGTTCGGTTGGTGAACGCATCCCGCGCAGGGCCGAAGCACTCCAAGAACTGCACCATGAAATGGTGCACGTTGATGGTGGGACGGGGG